CACGTGCTGAATAACGTTGTCTGGGTCAACGATGAATGTGGCACGAAGTGCGGCACCTGCTGGCGCATAGAATACACCTAGTTGTTCAATCAATGACAACTCACCACGCTGTGTGTCAGCAAATTGTGTGTGAGTGATCTTCTTCAAGTCTGCGTGAGCATTCTGCCAGCTAACTTTGCAGAACTCATTGTCTGTACTACCTGTGAGCAAAACTGCGTCGCGGTCAGCGAAGTCGCCTGCTAGTTTATCGTAGGCAACAATTTCTGTTGGGCATACAAATGTAAAGTCCTTGGGATAGTAAACGATTACTTTCCATTTACCAGCAAAGCTTTCGTCTGTGATTTCAAAGAACGCATCTTCTGGTTGGCCTGGCTTAACACCTGTAACTGCAAATTTTTCTAACTTATGTCCAACTGTTTTCATTTAAATCTCCTTGTGTGTGTTTGAAAACTTCTCTCAGTATTTTCACTGAGTTTGTGTATATTATATATCCTAAAGAAACCTATAGTCAAGCATTTTTAATAGGTTTTTTCTATTGTATTTTTCAATGTCAAACATTAAAAAAATCTATGTGATAAAAAAGCGGCCGAAGCCGCTTTGGTTGTTTGGGTGATAAGGTAAGTCCTACCTCACGAGTGCAGTTTCTTAGGCTGCTACTGCTACTTCACCTTTTACAGTGTTACCTGTGAAAGAGAAAGTACCAATCTCGAATGTATCTGCGTTTGCATTTACGTATTTTGCTTGATTAACGGTCATCGCCTACCGTGTTGCCTCTTTCGCTATCTCGCCATGTCGAAACCGGTCGGGCCCATCAAAAAAGGATTAGTGCTCCAACAACAATTACAGCTAATATTCCCATTGCAAATCTAGCTAAATCGTCATCCATAACATACTCCTCTTTTGGTGGACCCGGGGAGAATCGAACTCCCGTCCACAACGCCTTTACTACAAAGGAATTACAACAATACTTTTAGAGGACCAATAGAAATACTACTACCACTACTACAATTCCAATCGCAAAACTGAAATCTTGTTTCATAGGACCCCCTGTTCGTTAGGCCGGCTGAATGTTACTAGCCTGTGCGCCTTTCATGCCTTGAGTTACTTCAAACCTTACACTCTGTCCTTCTTGTAAGCTCTTGAAGCCACTCGAATTAATCTGTGAAAAGTGTGCGAATAAATCTGCGCCACCGTCGTCGGGAGTAATGAATCCAAAACCTTTTGCATCATTAAACCACTTTACTTTACCTGTTACCATTATTGCTTTTTACCTTTTATGTTATATACCACGTGTCTGTGTGTATGTTAGTATTTAAACATCTTTTTGACTATTTGTCAAGAGTTTTGAGTGAAGAATCATATTTTCTGTAGTCAATTTAGTAATAGTTGCCAGCATGATCAGCTTTTCTTCTGAAGTGTAAACATCTTTATCAAACATTTCTAATACACTAGCACCGATCATTTTCATCGCTTCTTCTTGACCTTTTTTGAAAACACCCCAATCAAACGGGTCGCCTTCTTCTACAGCAAATGCGATATCAATCAATTCTTCTAAGGTTATTTTAGCCATCCAATCCTCTTGTTGTTATCTACTCTGTTCTGCCATTCTTCCAGTGAGCCTGGAAAACGCCATGCCCACACAGCAACTAAGGCCATAAACACCGCAGTACTTAATATTCCAATAGGCTTAATTCCAGTAAACCACATGATGATTAAACTTGAAGTCATCATGGCTAACATAAAATATTTCATTTTAGTTGGAAACACACGCTTTTGTCCCCAATTAGTTAGGAACGGACCAAACAGTTTATGATTATAAAGCCAACGATGCATACGCTCTGAGCCTTTACTAAAGCAGTATGCGGCAAACACCACAAAGATACTGTAAGGCATGCCAGGAGTAACTACTCCCACATAGGCTAGTCCTAAACTGATGAAACCAGCAATATTCCAAAATAGTTTTTTAATTTTATTCATGCGGCAACCACTCTGTTAGGAACTGCACTGACAATGATGTCTTGATGCAGATTTGGGGTGAATTTACCACCGGCAGCACCGTTTAGTGTGGCCAGTGTACTTGCTATACCTTTGGTTTTTCTAGTACTGATACCACCGTATGGCAAATTAGGAATAGCGTAGCTAATATGAATCCATACTGTTTTGCCTGGAAGATATTCTAACAACAATTGATCGTAAGGAACATTTTTACTGATCCATACAGCAATGTCGAAGTAATCGTGAGCACCAACTCCCCTAAACTGCAGATCCATAGCTTGTCCAGTACCGTGGGCACCTCCACCGATACTGGCTCCATGTCTATAACTGTTGGTTATAAAAGCATTTGAATATTTCGCTTTTATTGGCTCCCAAACATTTAAGGCCAATGCGGCTAAATTATTAACCACTGCTTGAGGCCCTGACACCGCAGGACTACATTGAGACAGTTGAGCAATAGTTCTAGGGTAGGTAACATTTTTTATCATTGTTCCTAGTGTAGTACCATTAGGAGTTAATACTGTAGAAAAACTAATATCTCCTGTGACTTCTGCGGATTCACGAGCCGCCGGCGGTGCTACAGGTGCTACTCCTTGTGTTTTCGGAGTTGGAGTAGTTGTTAATTCTGTGTGTTCCTGTTTGGTAATACGACCTTCTGATAGAAATCGATCAGCTTCTACTTTACCTGCAGTATTATCGTCATCCCCTTCAACGTTCTGTACAGCTGCCACTACTGTGACTCGAGGAACAGTGACTGCTGAAAATGTGCCTTCGGTACTGGCTGCATTATAAAGAGCAATTATCTGACCGTTAGCATAGACATTAGCTGCATCATAGACTGGTTCAACACGACCGTTAGTACCAAATCTAAGTCCTACTATAGAATTAAAATTGTGTTTGTGCGGTACTAGGAAGTGGCCGCCCGCTGTAGACGAGTCTGCGTTTGACGGATTGATTGTTGGGGTTGTTGCCATCTTTTAAAAACTCTTGGGTAATGAATCGACCTTACTGAAATACTCTGCAAACTCCGCTAAAGTCATTTTATCAGGGCCTTCGTTTTCAACGTACAATTTGTAGGTAGAGATTAATCCAATCCAGTCCTGCGGACCTTTCATATGTATGCCGGCGCCCCGTGCTCTATCTAAAATACCTGCTAAGGAAGCTGAAGAATTTTCAAGAGCCCTGGCAGAATTTTCCGAAGCTTGGGCAAGATCCGATAAAATTGTACCGACCGGAGTAGATCCATTATTTAAAGAATTAGAAATAGATTCTAAATGTGTTGCTATTATAGTTAACTTATCTGCTATTTCATTGACAATCGTATACTCGGGAGATGTACTATCATCGGCAACATTACTGATTACTGCAATACCCCCAGTGATACTGTCTGTAATGATAGTTTTACCTGGGATCGAAGTAGTGTCGAGAGTCAAAGCCATATTTTTTTTCCTTAAACTAGTATTTAAGCCAGTGCAATACCGGTAGTGCTCTGTACAAACTGTTTGGCAAATACTTCATCAGTTGCTTCTGCCACGGTCACAGTGGTTTTTAACAGTTTAACTTCTTTTTCTGGGTTCACTGTAAACAAGTAGGGCATTAGTCCTGGCCCACGTTCACCCATGCCAATGACCATTGGACGATTTAATTTATAATGTGTTGCTGTTTCTTCCACTAGTTTGGCTACAATTTCTTCGCCGCTAGTCAGTTTAAGAGTAATTACCTCTCCCTGTGATACGCCTTTATCTATTAACATACTATCCTTGTAAATGTTTTTTAAGTTCTGTAAATCCGCCAATCAAATTTCCATCTAGAAAAATCTGTGGCACTGTTCTTGCTGAGGGTACTGCTTCTAGTAAATCTTCTTTAGTATACCCATCGCCTACCTTACGCTCTTCAAACTCAATACCTTTTTGTTTCAGTAGTGCTTTTGCTTGATCGCAGTAGGGGCAATGATACTTGCTCCATACGATTGCTTTCATTGTATTTCCTTAAGTTTAACCGGTGTAAACAACTCCACCATTCTTGTCAGTGACTCGAACCATCAGCATGCCTTTGTTTTTGTACTGCAGAGCCGCAGCCATAGCTGATTGTTCATTACCATAGTGTCCTATGGTTGTCCAAGATTCGTAGGGGTTGCTTCTTTTGAATTGTGCTTTGTACATAGTTTATTATATAGCCGGAAGAGCATCGTAGTCAAGATTTTCTCCCATCACACCGATGACGTAGTTTGTTGACTCTGATTCTTGTAGTGCTGTTTGTTTCTTGCTAGTGTCTGAATGCTTGTTAAACCAAGGAATCGGAGTTGATTTTGGAGCAGGAGCCCAATATTTGATACCGATGTCTTTGAGTGCTCCGACTGCTGTGTAATCAACGAACTCTTTGAGAATGTTTGCGTTAAGACCAATAACTGGTCCTTTTTGGAACAGGTATTCTGCCCAGGCCTTTTCTTCAGCGATTACATCTCGATAAATCTGAATTACTTCTTCTTGGCAGTCTTGTGCAGCTTTAGCAAACCGTGGATCTTCTTTGATTACTTGATTGATTAAGTAAGCAGTCCAACCTTTGTGTAGTAGTTCGTCTTGTAGGATTAGGCTGATAATGTTGCCGTTACCAATAAAGATCTTGTTTTCTACCATTGCTAGACTTGTGGCAAACGATACCATAAAGCGGAAAGCTTCTAGTGCGTAACTGGCATGCAAGGCCAACCATATGGCTTTAATGTGTTCTTGCTCTGGAAATTTTTCTTGTAGTTCTTTACGGCAGTTAATCATGTGTAGACGATCATAGTAAAGGCCAATGCTAGATGCCATACCTACGATTTCGTTAGTATCGTGAATAGTGTTGAACACATCCTTGGGCACGTTATAAATGTTGCGGATAATGTGACTGTAGCTTTTT